GATAGCCTTCTCAACCAGACGGCCGAATCGCTTGGGATGACAACCAAAGAGGTTAATGACTATATAGACAGCCTTGAACAGATCCCGTTCCAGATAACGATGGAACCGTCAGAGACAGGGTTTCAGAGTGGATTTCGTATAAATATTGATTCGTCAGCCAATCAGGCCCTGAACCTTGCTGAAATTGCAGCCCGTGAAGGAAACACCCCGGCAGGAAGAGAGGCAAAGTCTCTTCTTGCGAGGCTGGGCGAACAGATGAACAGGCAGGCCAGAGAGGCGAGACTCACCAGTCCCGAGAGCCCCGGGCCAATAAAGCCCCGGGGCGCGTTGCCTGCAGACGAGGAAAAGACACTGGCACTGGTCCGAAACAGGGAGTATCCCAAGTCCAATACCCCTCCTGTGAGTGAGCAGGCACGGGACTGGCGCATACGACAGATCTCGATTGAAGACGGTATCGAGGGAGGCGTAAGGGGATGGATGACTCCTGAAGAGAGACTTATCTTTGATGAGAAGGGTCTTCCGGGACTGTCCAACGAAACCCGTGAACGTCTTGGAAAGGATGCGGTAGGCAGGTACGAGGGTGCTGTTAGGGCACAGGACGATCTCACTAACGAGATCCTTCTTGAGGGATATGACAGGCTGGAAAAGCTCGGGTTCGGCATAAAGAAAATAGGGGTCAGTTACGCATCCCGGGGAAGACGGCTCATTCCTAAAGACGAGGACTGGGGAACACTTGAGCGTCCCGGTCCGATAATGATCCTGTACAAGGCTCTCCATGACCCGGAGCAATACTTGGGTCAGGTCAGGCAGCTCGGTTCTGGATGGGAGGATACCTACAACCATCTCAAGGACTTTGCCCGGGTGGAAGAGATGATGAGAATCGATTTCGATCCCAACATAGCTGCCAACATAGATAACTACTTCTACCGTGGATGGCGGCTCCCGGAAGATGCCCGGGAAGGAGCTTTCCAGAGGCTGAAACAGATTCTCGGAAGAGAGCCTTCCTTCAGGCGGCAGAGAGCCCGTGTTGACGGGGTGCAGGTGACCTTTGACGAGATGCTTGAGGCAGGGTTTAGACCGCTCTATACCAATCCCTACGAGCAGGCTACCTTCTCAATGAGAATGGGAACCCATTTCAGGCTGCAGGATGAGCTACTCCTATGGCTCAAGAAGGCAGGTATCGCAGAACCCGTGGAGGATGCCCGTTTCATGCCAAGAGGATACAGGGTTCCCAATCTGGGAGTTGTCTTTGAAGGCAAGGGTTACGAGATTCGTAATGTTACCCGGACAGGTGAGCCGGGAGCGATGGATCAGGTTGTTCACAGGATGGGACAGTATGCTGTTCCAGATAGTGTTGCCGATGTCATGGAGACAATATTCAGGGGTGGTATCAAGTGGAAGAAGGAGTTTTACAAGAAGGTCAGGCTCGGAACTTGGGAGAAGGAACTCAGGCTGGATCCAGACGATATCATCTTCCTTCCCAAGAGAATGAAATTATTCGGTTCTGTCTTCCAGCAGGTTGACTTTGCTACAAGGATGGGAATCGGAGGCACCCATGCCTTCATGGATGCCGTTGAGTACAACAGGAACACGCTGGGTATGTCCAAGCGTGAGTCACTACAGGCAGCTATGCCACACTTGAAGAGCATTCCCATAGCATTGAAAAAATCCCTTGGGCTTTACTTCAAGCAGGGGTCCCGGGATCATATGCGGAAGCTCATGCAGACGGGACAGATTGGTTCTGACGGCAGGCTCATCAACCCGAGAGAGGCACTTATCCCGGATACCACTATCAGCTGGTCTGGCCTGCGCCGGAACAACCTGATGATCTATGACCAGACCCTTATTCCCAAGGATGACCTGCTCAACACGTTCAAGGAGGCATACAGGGAGTCCGGCCTCACCAGCAAGGCAAAGGCACCTTTCCGGGCACTGAAGGAGCTGGAGTACCTGACTCGCAGGGGCCTGTTTGAGGGCTGGTATCCGGGCATGATAATGACGGATGTGGAACACAACATCCTTCCCATAGTAAGGAGGGCACTGCCCAAGGCCACTGATGAACAGGTTATGGCGGTTACGGCACGGGTTTCTAACCTGAGATACTCGGTTATCCCCGTGTCACAGAGTGTCATGCAGGGAGCTATACGAGAAATGGCCCTGCGGTTCTTCTTCTCCGTAAACGAGATGGAGGCACTGATCCGGCAGTTTACCCGTGGAGTACCTTCACCATTACGTCCCGGGAATATTGCAAAAGAGACTCCGATGGGTGTGCAGGGCCTGAAAGAGTCGGCCTTCTGGAGGAAGAACTGGGCCGGGACATTTGTTTTCATGGCCACGTTGGCAAACGGGATCCACTACTTCTCGACTGCAACTGAAGGGATCCGCGAGGCCGGGGGAGATCCCCGTGCCGCCATGCCGTCATTTATGGGAGGACAGGGTAAATTCCTACCCCTTGAGAGATACACACCGATTGTCAGGGATGATCATGGTCTACTCCCCATCGGGTACAACGCCCGGTTTATGAGGCCCGATGTGCCATTCCTTAAAACACGGTCCGGGGAGAATGCCCTCTGGGACCTCATGGGACAGATGGATACGGCCTTCAGGTTGCTGGAATGGAAGCATTTTCCTTTCGATGGGTTCTTACAGTCCCGTCAGAACGTGCCCATCAACGCAGCACTCAACTACATGAGAGGCACCGACTATTTCGGCAGGTCCACGGACAAGTGGGGCTATGTCCAGAAGATGCTGCAGCTTATCTACGATATTGCTGCCCCCATCGGGATCGGGGGAGCCAGCATGGCCAGTATCAAGGCGTTGGCCGGAGATGCTCCACTGCCTGCTGTTGGTAGTCGAAGAACGGGTCAGCTCATAGCACCGGGAGCCACGGTTCAGGATATCCTGCCCACCACCGAGGTCAGGCTTGGCACCGGGACCCAGTGGGGTCAGGCAACGGGTATCGATCTGAGTGCCGATACCAATGACATACTCAGGGACAAGATGGCCCGTAACAAGGTTGATCTCATCAACAGGGTTGCCACATCAGACAAGATGTTCGATAGCGGTGTCAGGTGGGAAGATCTCGACATCGACCACACTGCAGCTATCTACGAGGCCGCAAAGGATCCCGGGGATCCCAACTACCAGATCAGCTTGGAGCTGGACCGCAGGCTTGTAGAAGGAACTGAACAGGGCAACCCACGGTTACAGGTAGCAAAGGAGTTCCGTGATGCCCGTGACGCAAAGATGAATGATCAGCGTATCGTGGTTGATGAACACATATACAAGATGCGCCCTCACAATCCCGGGGGGCCTGCCTTTGATCCGCAGGATTTCAAGGACGCACTCCATGATGCGAACTTGAAACACCGTACCCGGATAGACCGTATAGAGGATATCTACTCGGCCCTGCCCCAGACGGCACAGATCTGGATAGAGAGAGCTACCGAGCCTACCGAGGAAGAGCAGCTCCGGCGACCCGTGGCATACGCCATGTGGCAGTACTATCAGCTGCGTCAGAAGCACAGGAACGAGGAAACCGGGCAGACTGACTGGAATGCCTTTGACAGGGATTTTGTCCCACTCTTTAACAGCTGGGACGATGAAATCCAGATCAGGTATGACAACTACATGCACCGCACCGGGACCAACCATCCCGAGATACAGGCTTACTATGATGATATGGAAACCTTGGAAGAAGCAGGGTATTTCGATCTTGGCAGGGAACCTGACTATGTTGGATATCTTGAGCAGCAACAGCCGGGACTGACAGAAAAATGGCAGCACTGGCTCGACAGCTCAAGTAACGAGAGGGAAAGGCTTGAGGCCAAGGGATCGTACTGGGGCCCGGCTATCAGGATCCTGAAGAAACGCAGGACGGATCAGAGAACCCAGATGAGAAAGAGTGATACCAACATAGACAGGATAACCATCACATGGTTTGACAATGTTCCTACCCGCACTGAAAATATCAAGTTATACAGGGATTTACACGGTAAGAATCCGGGAAGGATGGATACCGGGTTTCGCAGCTTTAGAAGTATAGGCCAAGTCGGAGTACCAGTACCGTAGGAGGATAGATATGGTAAGCCAGAATCAGGAACTAGAAGGCGTACAGGCACCACTGATCGAGGAAGGGGCTACGGACGAGTTCGCACCACCTCCAGATAATCCGATTATCGCGGAAGTGGACAGGCTGAACAATGTTCCCGAGATAAATATAAACGAGGTTCCTGCACCTGAACCAGTAGTTCCGGCACCTGAACCAGTAGCTCCGGCACCCGAACCAGTAGCAGAGACACCCCCGGAAGTACCACCTATTCCCGGGCCACAGCAGCCCAGTCCCGAGCAGATACAGCAGATGCAGGCGCAGGCTGCCGCTGCCCAACAGCAGCAAGAGAAAACTGCCCTACAGGCTGAGGGTGCGCGATACCAGCAGCAGCTGGAGGCGCAGGGATATCTCCCGGAGCAGGCACAGTCAATTGCCCGGCAGCATATGCAGAGCCGCATAGCACAGACAGATCTTATCCGTAAGGCTGACAACTACGGGGCGCATCTTCTGGGTAAACAGGCTGCATCAGAACATTTCGCCCAGAAATATAATCTCGGACTTGCCGATCTGCCACTGTTGAGAACTGCAAATAACGAGCAGGAAATGGAGCAAAAGGCCAAGGATATATCGGAAGGTCGCAAGAAGGATGCCGAGCTTGCACAGCTACGGCAGGCACAGGTACCAGCACAGCAGTTTGACAATTCACAGGGCGCGCCTGAAGTGGCAGCCAATGACGATAGCTGGCTTGACCGCTATAATCAAGGAGATACCTCTCCAAACGCCCTAGCGGCGGCTAAAAGATTACTGGGTATTTAACAGCCAAGGAGGATAACCCATGGCACAGACAGCAACAACGGGCAATCTTGAAAATGCCCAGAGAATAATCCTCGCAGCCGCAAGGTATACAGAGGAACATAATGCTCCGGCAATGGCTCTCATAGAGTCGTTTACTTTGCCAAAGGGAGCAAAACAAGTCACCGTTCCCAAGGTTGGCCAGATGTCCATGAGTGATCTTGTCGATGGGCAGGACATCGTAGACGAGGAAGAGATTGGTATGACTACTGTTGACCTCACGGCAGCAGAGGTAGGGGCCAAGGTAATCCTTACGGACAAGCTTATCCGACAGGCAGCTGACAATGTCATGTCTATGGTAGGCAGGCAGCTTGGTGACGGCATGGCCCGGAAGAAAGATAACGATGTTACGGCGTTGTATTCAGGGTTTTCAACGGATGTAGGTGCTTCTGGAAGAACCATGAAAACGTCAAACGTAGCTGCTGCGGTTGCGGTTGCCAAGGGAAATAACTTTGGTAGCCAGATATATATCAACCATCATCCCTTTGCAGTATTTGACTTAGCATCTGAAGCTGCTGGTGTGGCAGCCACATACCCCATGACACCGGGATACTCGCAGGACTTACTCGGTAATTTCTGGAGTGGCATACGACCAATATTCGGAGTTCCTATCTTTGAAGACGGGAACATAACCCGGACCACGGCAGCTGCCACGGTTGGTGTTATTGCTGATAAAACTGCACTTGCTGTCTTGAAGTCTGTAGACACCCGGACAGAACGCCAGAGAGATGCCTCTCTCAGGGCCACCGAGTTGGTTATGACAAGTGACTACGGTGTATTTGAACTGGATGACAGTAGGGGCGCAGGTTTTACACTTGACTCCACAACCCCGGCAACCTCTGGTTAGATAATAGGATGGTAACAACTAAAGAGCGCACCGAGATACGCGAACAGCTGGTAGGACAGGGGTATTCTTGGGAATACATCGATGCATGGCAACCCAAGATATCCCTGTATCTCCATGCTCCAAAAGTTAATTCAAGTAGTGAAATTATTCATCCTGTCGGGACCAAGATAGAGAATCTTCCGGGTAGTCCTGACTATGTATTAAGAAAATCTGTGCTGGGTATGCTCCCTTACCCACCCAGTGACACCTGTGAGTGTAGATGGTGTGCGATCCGTAAGGTTGAGGTTGAGACTGTGGTTGAACCTGTCAGTGAAGTGGTTGAAGAGTCAGTGACCTGTCAGGAATGCAGCGAGGAAGTCTCGGCGTTGACCCGGGCCGGGGCACTGTCAAGGTTGCGTGTTCATATGAAGACGCATCAGGGAGCGGAGTAGCTGTAACGATTGACCGAGGCTGCTCATAAATATTTATCGGTTGGTCGCAGGGGGTAAACCCTGTAACAAGTAACCTTTAAGGAGGTTAGTAATGTCGTTTCCACAATCAATAATGGGAAAATACGGATGGGAAAAGTTAACTACTTCTGCTCAAAAGCACATTCTTGGCACTCGGATGCAGATTGCTGACAGGGAATTTGTATATGTTCAAGCTGGTGAGGCTATAACTGCTGGAGGGTTAATAAAAGGTAAAGATGGAACAGATGCCCACCAAGTTGACTTAGCAGTAAGTGCTGCTTCTGCTGGTTCCACTACAGTGACCCTATCAGGCTCACTGACTATTACATTAAACCAGTACAAGGACGGCTGGATTATATTTAATGACCAAGAAGAAGCAGGTCATATGTATAGAATTAAAAGTAATACTGCGGTATCCAGTGCTACTGGGTGTGTAATAACACTTGATGAAGAAGATGGACTTATAACTGCGATGACAACTGCCCAACAGGTAGGATTATATGAAAACCCACACAAAGATGTAGAGATACATGATGCGGATGGGATAGATAATGCCCCTATTGGTTGGGCTTGCGTTGATATTGCAAACGATTATTATGGATGGCTTTGTGTTAAAGGGTGGACAACAGCTTTAATTGAAGGAACTCCCGGTATGGGATTGCCCTTGGTGGCA